GCTTGCTAGGAGAAGGTTTCGGCGATAATGGCTAGGCTCTACAACCTCGCTCGGATGACAGTTACCGCTGGTGGCACAGGAGTGATAACCCTTGGCCCGGTGGTAACTGGCTATCTATCCTTCGCCGATGCTGGGGTTACAAATGGCCTAACAATCAGCTACGCCATCAACGATCCAACTGGTGGAGGGAGTGAAGTTGGCACCGCGGTTTACACAGCTGTTGGCACAACCCTCACTCGAACCGTCACCACGTCCACAAACGCCAACAACCCAATCAACGTCTCACTGAGCGCCCAAGTTGTTATAACCCCAGATGCCGCGGCATTGAATCTTCTTTATACCGGGACGGCTGGCTACGCGCTCATTGGGAATGGTGCATCGAATTCGAGTTACCAGGGTTTTGTTCAAACCGGAACAGGCGCCGCAACCAGAGCATGGAATGCAAAGGCTGCTGACTGGGTTAGCATCAAGGACTTTGGCGCGGTAGGTGATGGGACGATAGATGATACGACGGCCTTCACGAACGCGCTGGCGGCCCTGACCGGAACTGGCGGGTGTATCTTCTTCCCTCCCGGCAAGTACAAGTTCACCTCGCGTGTCACTTATACGATATCAGGCACCACGTTTTCGGTGGCACTGGTTGGGTCTGGCCAGGACAACACAATCTTATACTGGCCAAGTGGCTCTGGTGGGTTGAAGATAGCTTACACGTCACCAGGTCATTCGGCGCATATTCGGGATCTGACTTTCTCGACTGGTGCGGCAGCTGGCGGGACCGGATTGGAGATAAGCCAGACTTCGTTTCTGAACGCCTTTGCACAATCTGATTTTTTCCGTTTAACGTTTCGCGGAGATGATAACCATGGGTCGATCGGGTCGAATTATTGGAGCAATGCGATTATCGTCAATGGCGTCAGCGGAACAAGCTGGGACACGATACTGGTGTACGGAGGATCAGCCGGCGTCGGGATGGATATCCACGGGGTCACGGCTTCCAGCGGATATGCAATCTACCACAACATTTCCAAAAGCATTTTCAATTCGCTGAATACAGGAATAAACATCGGCTCCTACGCCCAGGGCATTACCCTTACACAGAGCAATCTGCAAAACAACAGCACGGGGTTGATTGTTAATTCCGGGCTGAGCGGTGATCTCTTGCAATTGCAAATCGTCGCAAATCAATTTGCAAACACCGGCAACAACATCAACATCGCCAGCAATTATGGCACGGTTTATATCGCGGACAATGTAATCATAAACTCCGGGGGAAATAGTTGTATCTTGCTTGGGACAACTAGGTGGTTTAGCATTGTAAATAACCTGTGCCATAGCGCGGATGCATCGGCCAATTTTGGCATCGTTGTAGGAGCAACGGTGTCTGGTACGACGGGGGTTATCAGTGGTAATCAGATAAATGACCAGGATGGCGCGGCGATTTTGATGCAAGCGGGGTTGGCAAATACGATCATCGCCAATAACACAATCAATAACTCATCGGTGACGATTGCCAATTCATCGGCCACGACGTCAAACATCATCATCAACAACATTGGATACAATCCTGTCGGTGTGAGTGCTGCCGCAACCATGGGGGCGTCACCCACCACAGTAACTGCCGGCGCATCGCCGGAAACCCACTACGTTCGACAATCCGCAACGAACACCGCGACGATCGCCAAAGGCGGTCAACAGATTGCAACACTAGTTGGCACAACTACCTACTATACAATTCAACTTGGGCCGGGTGAATCCTATGTTACGACTTGGGTAACGACGGCGCCGACCTATACCAAGGATGTGCATTAATGATGTGGGGATGCATTGGCGAGATGGCCGTTGGGGAGTTTCTTGACCCATTCGACGCGGTGTCGATTGTAGTACAGCTTATCGATGGCTACCCACATGGTTGGGTTCGTGATTCTTGGGACCGCGATGAGTGGGGTAGGCTTATTCCAGGGGCCGGGATAAGGTACACATAGGAGACTCCGATGCCAAGCACAAGCGCGAAACAAGCTCGAACGATGGCGGCCGCCGCTCATAACCCCGCGTTCGCCAAGAAGGTTGGAATCCCGCCCAAGGTGGCGAAGGAGTTCAACCGGGCCGATATGAAAAAGAAGAAACGCAAATCCCCCGCTCAAACACTGTTTGGAAAGGACTAAGTTATGGATGATATCCTCTCAATGTATGGCAAAGACACCTCTCAACCTATGGCCACTCAGGCGAGCTCTGGTGGCGTGAAGATGGCCAAACCGCTTCCGTATTCACCACCTATAGGTCCGAAGGGCCAGATGCAGGAGGGCCCTGGGTTGCATGGGGATAATTGCGGAAATTGTGGCACTCAGGGAGACTGATCTGTGGTTAGCCAGGTCGATATCGTCAACCGAGCGCTCCAGGATATTGGCACGCGCACAACTATCGCGTCGCTTACGGAGAACTCGAACGAAGCGATTCAGGCTAACCTCGTTATCCAATCTGTCTGCGATGAACTCATGCGGATGGCGCAGTGGAATTGTGGGACGGATTATACCAACCTGACCTACATAACCTCTGCGCCAGGGACTCCGGAGAACTCAACCCAACCATCGGCGCTGTGGGCCAAAGGGCAGCCGGCTCCTCCATGGTCTTATGAGTATCAATACCCCGTTCAATGCCTCCGCCCACTCTGGATCGTGCCACAGTTCCAAACCGGGTTTAGTGGCGGCATTCCAATCACCACTGCCGTAACTGGTAGCGCGGCGCAGTTTTGGTCTGGGCCGCCAGTTAGGTTTAAAGTAGCGATAGACCAGTTCATGCCCGTGACCGCGGCTACGAAAGTCGCCGGTGGAACTGGCTATGTAGTTGGAGACCAGATAACCCTAGCCTCCGGCGCCTCTAGTGCCACTCCAATTGGTGCTCCGGTTGTGCTTCGAGTAGCCACACTTTCTGGTTCGGCCGTGGCTACGGTTTCTGTGGTAAACCAAGTCTCTGGCGAAGCCACCCCACTTGGCGGGAGCTACTTCCTGGTTCAAACCGGAACCATTGCCCAGGGCTCCACAACTGGCGTAGGCACTGGAGCAACCTTCTCGCTAACCTTCGGTTCGCAGATTAGCCAGCGGGTTATCCTGACGAACCAAGAAAATGCCCTACTTTGCTACCTGCGCCAACTCACCGATCCAAACCTCGCTGATCCAGAGTTTATCGAAGCTTGGGTTAAAGCCCTTGGTGGCCGGTTGGCATTCCAGCTTACCGGTGATACGGCCACCGCCAACTCAAAACTTGGTGAAGCTAACAATATGATTATGAAGGCAAGGCAGTCGGACGGGAACGAAGGGCTGACTATAAACGATGTTACCCCGGACTGGATTCGCTGCCGAGGCATAACCTGGGCTGCGGATGGCCAGATAGCCAGTGTAGGCTATGACTGGGGCCCATGTTTCTCAATGTACTGAGGTTTAAGTGGTTGATTCGGTTAATCAGAAATCTTTTCATAGCGGCGAATGGGCGCCGAGCCTTTACGCGCGCGTAGACCTCGCGAAGTACCATGCTGGCGCGGCGCTACTTAGGAATTTCTTCGTCGACTATCGTGGTGGTGCAAGCACCCGAATGGGTACCAAGTACATCCTCCAGGCCTACAAATCCGCCACAGCTGTTCGATTGATCCCATTCTCCGCCAGCTTCACCGTGAGCTATGTGCTTGAGTTTGGGGACGGGTATATCCGCTTCTACAATAACGGTGCTGTGATTCTTGAAACTGCTAGTGCAATCACCAACATAACCCAAGGCGCCACCTCAGACGTCACCCAGAACTCCCACGGCTATTCCAATGGAGATTGGGTTTATATCACCGGCGTAGTTGGGATGACTCAGGTTAACGGAAGATACTTTCAGGTTATCTCGCTGGGAACAAATAGTTGGCGGTTAACCGATTTGAATGGTGTTGCGGTTAATACCAGTGGATATGGAGCTTATGTTTCTGGTGGAACTGGGGCCCGAGTCTACACCTTGCCATCACCGTATGCCGCGGCCGATCTCGCGTTGCTTAAGTTCGCACAAAACATCAACACGATGGTGATTTGTCATAAGAGCTATCCACCATATATCTTGACCCTGGTTTCAGCTACGAATTGGTCCATCACTCCGATCTCTATCGGCGCCACGGTGCAAGCGCCAACTGGTGTAGGCGCAACCACGACCCTTGGCGCTGGGAATGTGAATTATTCCTACAAAGTCACCTCGGTTGATATCAATGGTCAGGAAAGCACCGCGTCAACTGCAGCTACCCTTGCGAACAAGCTCGACATCACCTCTACCGCCGGGACCAACTCAGTCTCGTGGACCGCCGCAGCTGGGGCATTGCAATATAACGTCTATCGAGCCACGCGGTCCTATACTGGCGCCGTTCCAGCCGGGGCGCAGCATGGATACATTGGCTATACCAATGGCTTGTCCTTTGATGACACCAATATCGTCGGGGACTTCTCGGTAGGTATTCCGGTGGCCAAGAACCCATTCCAAGGTGCTGGGGTAGCTTCGGTTACAATCACCGCCCAAGGTACCTACACAACCGTCCCTACTGGTATCTTTAGCGCTGCGCCAAGTGGTGGAATTACTGCGACTGGGAATCCTTATGTAGGTGTGATTGGAACTCCAACTGTTAGCGGTACTTCTTCTATCGGATTTTCCGCCGGGCAAATTGTACTTTCTCGTGATGTGCCCAATTCATGGGGCAGCGTTAGGCTTGTTATTGCAACTGTAGACGGTTCGGGGCACGTTTTAACCTTTCAACCAATGGGATATCCAGGGTCAAATCCTGGAGCAATTACGTCGGGAACCACTCCTAGTAATCCACAATCTATGGGGCTTACTACAAATCCATTTGGCACCGGAATTGCTGTTAGTGCTAATATGACCTGGGGTGTTATTGGTGTTCTATTAACTGGTGCCGGGGCAGGTTATATCTCCGCGCCAACCTATACCTTTTCTGCCGGTGCAGCGACTGGAACTCCGATCTTAGCTGCAGCTACTGGTGGTAACCCATCAGTCCCAGCCTACTTCCAGCAACGCCTCGTACTTGCTGGACCTTCAGCATTTCCACAAACCTTCTACATGAGCACTACGGGAAACTACTACAACTTTAACGTATCCTCGCCAATCGCGCCCGACGATGCCATAACCGGAACGATCGTTTCCAAAGAGCTCAATGAGATCAAAGCCTTGGTCTCGATGCCGAGTGGGCTTATCGTTCTAAGCAACCGCCAGGCTTGGCAGGTTAATGGTGGGTCGGCTGGGGCACCTATCACCCCTATCGACGCCACGGCTCAAGCCCAGGCGTACAATGGCATCTGTGACGTGCCGCCGATTGTGGCAAACTACGACATCCTCTATATCCAAGCCAAGGGCTCGACCGTTCGAGACCTCACCTACGACTTCTATAAGAACATCTTCACAGGTACGGACATCTCAGTCCTCTCTAGCCACCTATTCTTCGGCTACCAAATCTCTGAGTGGGCCTACGCTGAGGAGCCATTTAAGCTCGTTTGGTGCGTTCGAAGTGATGGAACTGCGCTAGCATTGACATTTATGAAAGAACAGGAGATCGTTGGATGGACTCATGGCGACACCAATGGCCTATTTAAGTCTGTTTGCTCCGTTACCGAAACCGTAACCCAAGGTGCAACCGGGACCTCCGGCGCGGTTGACGCGGTTTATTGGGTTGTGCAAAGGGTTGTGAATGGGTTCACGGTTCAGTATATCGAGCGGATGGCCGATCGATTCCTGACCTCTGGCGGCCTCCCAGACCAATATTGCTGGTGTGTTGATGCCGGGCTCCAATATAATTCAACTCCTGCCACTACCTTCACCGGCTTGTGGCACCTTGAGGGGATGAGCGTGACTGGGTTAGCTGACGGAGTGGTGATCCCGACGGCTACTGTGTCTAATGGCTCAGTCACGCTTGCCTCGCCGGCGTCGGTTGTGACGATTGGGTTGGCATATACTCCGCAGCTACGAACGCTGATCTTAGATATGGGCGAGCCAACGGTAATTGGTAAGCTCAAGAAACTCGTGGCGGTTACTGTTCGGGCTGTGGATACGCTGGGGATTTGGTTCGGCCGGTTGACAACGACTTTGGTTGCGATGAAGGACTTCAGTGGTTCAGTTAACAGCCAAGGCGTAACCGTGGCCAATGCCCTGGTTACCGAGGATGCTCGCCAGCCAATTGATCCAAAGTGGGACCAAGATGGGCAATTCTACATAACCCAACCCTACCCACTTCCAGCCACGATCCTTGGCGTGATTCCCGAGGTACGTGTGGAGGATCGAAAGTGATTCGCCCAGCGAAGGAGGAAGACATTGACCAAGTTCTGCCCCATTTGTCGCAGGAGGAATTGTCGCGATTTCATCTGGCTGGACTTAGCCCGCGCGATGCAATCAAGAGGGTATTGGGCCAGCAGACTTATTGTGGCTTGGTTCAGGATAAGGTTGCGTGTATGTTCGGTATTAGGTTTTCCGAGAACATAGGAGAGTTCCCGATGCTGTGGTTTATTAAGACGCCGGCGCTAAGTGGGAACAACGTCCAGTTTCTTCGGGAGAACAAGAGATTCATTCGATGGGCGCTTTATAAGTTTGGGCCGCTGGAGAGCTGTGTGGCCGCGGCAAACTCAGTTTCCAAGCGCTGGCTTGAATGGCTTGGGTTTCAAGAGATCGAGGATCTCGGTGGATTTATAAGGATGCGGAAGAATGGCAATTGAATCAATTGCTGGATTGTCAATGGTCGCCAGCGTTATTGGCGGAGGGACAAGTGCGGCCGGTGGGATCTTAGGTGGGATCGCCGGCTCGAATGCCTATTCCTACAAAGCCCAGGTCGCCAAAAACAACGCTATCATCGCCCGCCAAAACGCCGGCTATGCCTCGGCTCAAGGTGAAGTCGAGCAACGCCAGCAAGGGCTTAAAGACCGGTATGGGATGGGGCAGATCTTAACCGGCCAGGCTGCGGGTGGGTTAGACGTGAACTCGGGCTCGGCGCTAGATGTGCGTACGAGTCAGGGAGCGATTAATACCGAGAACCAGATGATGATTCGCAATAACGCCACCCGCAAAGCCTACGGCTTCGATGTCGAAGCAATGAACTTCGAAAGCGAAGCAAAGGTGGACAAGGCTGCTGGAGATAATGCCTTGGTAGCCGGGGCTATCGGTGGAGCCGGGAGCCTTATTGGCACCGCGTCCTCTGTCTCAGATAAGTGGCTCAAGTTTGGCAAAGCTGGTGAAGGCATTCCGGGGTATTAATGGCACAAGTTCCCTACAATCCCGCACCTAGCGTTGGTCCGAGTGGGCAGGTAACTCCGTGCATGCGGGTTACTGGA